GCGGTGACGCATGCTATGTTGTCCGTGGCAGCAAGGCCCGGAGAGTTCTTTCTCCTAAGATGTTCTCGCCGGGCCTGCTACCTAATGCGCCAGTCGGCGCAACCATTCAACCTATCCTCGCAGTCGCGAGCAGTTAGCAAGCCAGTCGGTAGCTCACTGAATTGCAATCCCAACAATTCAATGTTTCTCGAAAGTGAGCTATCACATGGCTGTCACACAAATTTCCGACGTTGTAGTACCCGCAGAGTTCACGGCGTATCAAATCGAAAAGAGCATGGTGAGCACCGCGCTCTATCAGAGCGGCGTGCTCGTCAAGAATGGCGCTATCGCTGACGCCCTTGCTGTCGGCAGTAACAACTTCTCTGTCCCGTTCTGGCGTGACGACGTTGCTGGCAACGCTGAGGCGCTTATCAGCAATGACGATCCTACCGTTCTCAGCACTCCGCAAAAGATCACCAGCGGACGGCAGATCGTGCGCAAGTCCTTCCTCAATCAATCGTGGTCTGAGATGTCCCTTGCTGCGGAGCTTGCCGGTGATGATCCTATCGTCGCTTTGCAGGAGCGCGTCTCAGCGTATTGGGATCGTCAGTGGGAAAAGCGCCTCATCGCTTCGTTGCTTGGCGTGCTCGCTTCGAACGTGGCGAACAACGCAAGCGACATGGTGAATGACATCAGCGGCGCTTCTGGAGCTGCTGCCGACTTCTCCGCTGGAGCTGTCATCGACACGGCTGGGACGCTGGGCGATGCGCTCGATAGCGTAAAGGCTATCGCGATGCACAGCGCCATTTACACGGAAGCTCTGAAGAATGACTTGATTGAGTTCATTCCGCAGAGTGCCGGGCTTCCCATCAAAACGTTTCGGGGAATGGCCGTCATCATCGATGACAACCTTACTCCCGCCAGCGGCGTGTACACGACTGTCTTGCTTGGGCCTGGAGCTGTCGGCTTTGGTGCGAGTGCGCCTAACACTGGCTATGGCACCGAAATCTTCCGCGCTCCCGCTTCGGGCAATGGCGGTGGACAGACGACGCTCTATAGCCGCATGAACGTCGGCATTCATCCTTTGGGCTTCGCCTGGAGTGATGGAAGCGGCGGGAGTGCGATTGCTGGCGACTCGCCAACTCTCGCGGAGCTTGCGGCTGCTGCCCATTGGTCGCGTGTGGCAACGTCGCGCAAGAGCGTGCCGCTGGCTTTCCTCGTTAGCAAGTAAACAAGATCACGGTGTTTGCGGCACCGTGTAGGGGCTGGGGCCTGGTAAGCATCCCAGCCCCGCCCGCATTTAGTGAGGCTGTAGATGAAAGACCTAACGCACGCAAGCCGTGTCGAGCCACCGTTTCCGCCGTACATCATGGCGCAACAGATCGTGACGCTCGCCTCTACCGGCTTTAGCAAGCAAGGCGTCGCACGTCACTTCGGCGTCACTCTGCCGACTTTCAACCGTTGGCTTGAGGAATCCGATGAGCTTAGTGAGGCGTTCGCCGTTGGACGTGAGCAAGAGCGTCAATCGCTGCATAACGTGCTGTATCGCCTAGCTATTGACGAGAAAGACAAAGTTAGCGCCATGTTCCTTCTGAAATCTCGTCACGGCTACAAGGAAGGCGACCAACAGGAGTCAGCAAACCGCGTGAGCATCACGTTCAACTTGCCTGGCGCAATGAAGCCGGATGAGTACAAGACGATTGAGGCTATCGCCACGACAAAGAATGGGAAGCAAAACGATGCCCGCGACTGAGATTGAGCTAAACCCGTTTCAGAAGCAATTGCTATGCGTGCCGGAAGCCTTTGATGTATTCCTTGGCGGTGGTCGTGGTGGTGGCAAGTCGTGGGGCATTGCATGGCTTGCCTTACGCCATGCCGAGCAATACGGCGTTCGCGCTCGTATCCTCTATCTGCGCAAATCGTACAAGGGCCTTGGCGATTTCGAGCTGACGTGTCGCGAAGTGTTCGGCATGGTGTATGGCACCGCTGCGAGCTATAACGCGCAAGAGCATGTCTGGCGCTTCCCGAATGGTGCGTATCTTGAACTTGGCCAGCTCGAATCGCATGCTGATTATGCCAAGTATCAGGGACGCTCATTCTCGCTGTTGATCGTGGATGAAGCGGGCCAATACGCTACACCTGATTTGCTCGATTTGATGCGTTCTAACATGCGTGCCGCTAAGGACATTCCAGTTCGCATGGTGATCGCTGCGAATCCTGGCGGGCCTGGCCATCATTGGTTAGCCAAACGCTATGTATTCGCGTGCAATGCGCCGTGGGCAGTCTTCCATGAAAAGCAAAGCAAACGCCGTTGGGTCTATGCGCCATCAACCTTCGCCGGTAACAACATGATTGACCGTGAGCAATACCGTGAGCAATTGGAATCTTCGTGCCCGGACGATCCTGAGCTGCTGAGGGCTTGGACAGATGGGGATTGGGCCATCAGCCGGGGAGCGTACTTCGCCGCGTGCCTGGACGAGTCTAGGAACGCCGTAGCGCCCTGGGACGGCCTTCCGAAAGAGCCGGGCTGGGAAACCTACCTCACGCACGATTTCGGCTCGTCTGCGCCCTCTGTGACGTTCCTGGTGGCCCGTTCGCCCGGCGCTACCCATCAGGGCGTCTGGTATCCGAATGGCTCGCTGATTTTGGTGGACGAGCTGGCCGCTGTGTCGCGCAACAACCTCAACATGGGCCTTGGCTGGACTGCGGCAATCACTGCGGATGCCATCAAGCATGATCTATGCGCCAAGTGGAACGTCGCTCCTTATGGCGTTGCGGATGATGCTTGCTTCGCTCGCACAGGATCGAGCAATGGAAGCATCGCGGAAGAGTTCGCCAATGCTGGTGTGTCGTTTGAGCCTGCACGCAAAGCGGATCGCATCAGCGGTTGGCAGTTGATGAAGCGCTTGCTTGCGGACGCCGGCAAGCCTGATAAGCCCGGCCTCTACGTCAGCAGAGCATGTGAATACTTCTGGTCAACCGTGCCGTACCTGACGCACGATCAAAAACGACGTGAGGACTTGGACACGCATGGCCCAGATCATGCGGCGGATGCTTGCCGCTATGGTTTGCTCGCTGAGAGCATCGCTAGAGGAGTTGAGATTAGCTGGCCGGTTTAGTGCCATGCTCGTTCAGCCTTGATGCGTATTGTTTGCAATCACTCCGAAATTGACGCAACTGCTTGCCAGATAGCTTCCACTCTCGACCGAATGAATCGGTCACAAAGAGTTCCTTCAAGTTGTCATTGGTGAAGGGCGGAACGAAGTCCGTGTATTCGTCGTGCGCTTCGGCCTCTGCGAGCGTTATCGGCAGATCACGTGCACTAATGACGAAGCCCCGCTTTCCATTGACGGGCTGCAAGTACAAGCCGCCAAATGATTTCAACCGCAGCGGGCGACGGCCTACGTTGGCAAAAGATATGACGACATGCAGCGTAGAGTCATCCTCATCGTCTAGCAATTCTGGTTTGACTGCCAATCGTGCGCCGTCAATGCGCGTGATGATAGCTCTCACGTTCGCTGATATGTTGAGCTTTGCCTTGTCCCGTAAATCACGGAGTAGATTCCACCCGAGTGTGACGCTCGACAGTATCGCGCCCCACGTTGCCAAGAACGTCGTAAGCGTAAATGGGAGGTGAGGCCAAGCGATATGTGGGAAGGTGAACATTCAGACACGGCCACTATATCAGCCAGCCTTCTGCACCAACTGCGGGCCTGGCTTGCTGGCCTCAAAGCCATAGATAGGCTTATTGGCCCGCACGGTAGCTGCGACGTATGCCGGGGAGAAGTGCGCATAATGCTTTTCGACCATGCGCGTTCCGCTGTGGCCTAGCTGATGAGCGATGAGGGGCAATGCTGTGCCGTTCATGGCTAGCAGCGTCGCGAATGTGTGCCGTAAGTCGTGGAAGCGAACATGCCGCTCGATTCCGGCCGCTTTCAGGGTGTCCTCCATGCGTTGCTGTTGGTGCGACTTGCCCCACGGCATGCCGTCTTCGCGTTTGAACATCAATTCAGCCGGTTGCTTCCCATCTGTGTGCAGTTTGATGAACGCCGCTTCATCGTCGGTGAGGAATACGCGCTTTTCCTTGCCCGTCTTTGCCTGGATGAACGTCACAGCGGCAAGATGGGGATCGAACGCGGACGCCTTCAGCCTGCACAGCTCACCGTACCGGCATCCTGTGATGAGCGCCGCTTGCACCAGCGTACGGAAGTCATGCGGGCAAACCTCTAGGAATCGCTGCGCCTCTTCCAACGTCAGATACTCGTTCTTTGCCAAGCCGACGTTCTCAAATTCCTTCACCGTCTCCCACGGCGCTTTGCTGGCGACGTGCTGATTGTCGTATGCACGATTGAGCAAGGCCCGCAGATCGCGGAATACGCGGTTGGCTGAATCCTTGCGCTTGCGCTGCGTCTCAGGATCGCTGGCGTCATAGACGATCTTGCTCTGACGCGACGGTGACAGCTTTTTCTTGGAAGCGAGACGGCGCTGCACCTTGATAGGCGCTTTCTTTGATTGGTCGTGTAGCCACTTCTCGATTTGCTGGCGTGTGAGCTTTTCCAGCTCTATCGCGCCAAGTTTGGGCAGAATGTGCAGGGTGACGTTCGCCGTTGCCGTTTCCTTGCCCCGTTCGGTGCCTTGCCACGTTTCGAGCCAATCTCGCGCCGCGCTAGCAATCGAGTATTTCGAGTTGTGTTCGACGCCTGCACTGTCGGCACGCTTCATCTTCGCGATTTCAGCCCGCGCCTCTTTCACGGCGTCCTGGTAGCTGATTTCGTTGCTTCCCATGTGCATGGGGGAGTCATCCGCCTGCCCTAGTGAGGCAAACTTGCGGCCATGCTCTTTCGAGTAGTAGCGGACGATCCAGTTGCCTTTCGCGTCGCCCGTCTTCCGGTAGCCGAGATGTTCGCCCGTTCCCAGCGAAAACCAGTACGGCTCGCGCTGAATGGGGAGCTTGAGACGCTTCGCCTTGCTGCTGATGTCCGTATTGATCGATCCTCGTGCCATGTCGAATCCCCGCTGAAATCGAATTTGCCGTACGACAAATAATACGGCATATCTCAGGGAAACGTACGAGGACGCAGAGAGAATTTTTTCGGCCCGCGAAGGGCATGGCCCGCCCTGGCACCGGAACCGAAAAGGGGGTGCCGGGGTCATTTAGCCAATAATAAAAGGGTGTTTGTGTGTGCTCGTGCGTTTGCCTGCGTCCTCAAGCTGCTGTGATTCAATCGAGCGAGCTGCTGTGATTGATCTTGCTAAGAACGCGCATTATCGCCTTCACACGGTGGAAGTCGTAGGTTCGAATCCTGCTGTGCCCACCAATTATCAACAACTTAGC